CCAACTATTATTTCTGCTATTATAGCATAGTAATCTTTCTACTCAAATATACAAAAAAAGACCCACCACCATCTTAGGTGAGTGGGTTTTTTTCTAAAAAATAAAATATGAAATATGGCAATATGTAATGCACTCACAACTGGACTTTCTAAGTCTTGTGATACAAATGCAGGTGGTGTCAATAAGATATACATTGCTGATTATGTATCAGTGTCACCAACTATAAGTGGTGGAGAGATTACAGCACTTTCTCCTGACCTAAATCAGGGAATCTATGTTATATCCACAACAGCAACTGTAAATACAACAATAGCAGGACCACTTAGAGTAATAGACAATGTTACCCTACTTGGAAACTTCACTTCTATACTCACTCCTGGTAAGCAGTTTAGATTCACTTACAATACTACTACTGGTGGTGGTGGGTGGACAGGACCTGTTTTGAGTTCTACCTACAACTCAGGCACAAATGTAACTACTATAACACCAGACTTTGCAGGATTTACACCAGGTGTAGGACCTGCTGCTTCACCAGCACCAAACAACACAGCAAACCAATCTATAACAACTTGGTTGTTCTTTGAAATACAAACTAATAAGAATGTGTGTAACTTTACAGAAGCAGTTCAGGTTGATATGAATAATGGAACTACTTTTTTCAATCAGGTTGTGAATCTTGTTCTTTCAAGGAGAGAAAATACAAAGAGACAGTTTATTGAGAAACTTGTTGATGGTCAAAAACAACTACTTATTGTAGTTCTTGACTCAAATGGTAAATACTGGTTATTTGGTCTTTATGAAGGTTCTTATATAACTGCTATTGAGGGTGGATCAGGAACAGCAAAAGCAGATCAAGCAGGTTATTCTGTAACTTTCACATCAATGGAACCAGAACAAGCATATGAAATCACAGCAAATGCAATAGCACCTTACTTATGGATGTAAATGTATATGTAAATAAAAAAACCACCCTTAGAGGTGGTTTTTTCTTTATGCAAACATTTTCATTCTCTCATTATATTCATTTGTGTTAGAATCAAGTTTCATATGGATATGATTTGGGTTGTATTTTCCATACTTTCTAAAACCAAATGATCTGAAAAATGATGTCTGGTCTTTGATGTCCATTTTTCTCATATTATCACCCATACCAACACTACCAATACATTCAAGAACTAAATCTGATTTCATACCTGTCTCAATCACTGCATTGGTGAAAAATGCAACAACAAGAGCCAATAAGATTTTACCATTACCTTTTTGGTTTGATATAACCCTTGAAATGTCTATGTTGTTGTTGTGTGATGTAAAGTGAATATGAGAACCATCTGATAGTGTGATAGAACATTTCTCACTTCTATATGCTGTCATCTTACCATTACCACAATCAACCAATGTTGTGATGTCATCTGTTTCAGCACATACTGAAAAATCTGATGTAAAAAGAGATTGTTTCATATGGTTATATACATCATTGTTCTCATAAACCTTGATGTTGCTTTTCTCAATAAACTTTGCTATTTTTGCTTCTAATGTTTTCATATCTGTTTATCTTTTTTATCTATAATAACTATATTATCAAAGGTAGTAAAAGTTTTCTAATCTACAAAGGTTTTTCTACAATCTTTTTCAACCACTGAACCTCTTTTTGTATGTGTCTATTGACATAACCAAGTAGGTCACAAGTTTCATCCTCCATATTATACAACCAGATAAAACTCTCAACCATCTGTGGTAGTGTTTCACCTTTCATCTCAATAAGGTATAACTCATCTTTTGTAATCTGGATATCCTTTGATAACTCCAATGCTTGTTCTGTGTAATCTCTTTTCATATCTCTGTTTGTTTGTCTTACAAATATAAGGATTTTTTCTAAATAAACAAAACATATCAAAAATATATTTTCAGTATGATAATACTAAAACCAGGACTGAACAATAGTGTATTCACACTGACTGAGAAGTATGACTTCTATACTCCTTCTGTGTCTGCTTACCCAGACCTCTATTTCTTTTTCAAAATAAAGAATCAACTTACACAGGATGAGTTGTGTTTCACAAAGAATGGCAATCAAGACATAAGTCTTTCACCACAGAGATACAATGAGTTCATCATTTCAGTAACAACTTCAAACACCTTTGATCCACACATTGGTGAGATAGGACTTACAGGGTCCAATGAGGACTACCTATCACAATGGAGTTATGAGGTCTGGGGTTGTCCTGGTCCAATGCCTTTATCTGGAACAGTTTCACTTCCAATAGGTGGAACATATACACCTGCGCTCTTAGAGGAGGGTAGAATGTTATTCAAAAAATAAAAAGATATATGAAGATTTTAGGTTTGGAGTTTGGAAAGCAAAAAGTGACTACTGTGATTGATTCACAACCAAAGAAGGTTGTTGATAAAGGTAGTTATATAGATACTTTCTCATTGTCAGCAGTTACTGACTTACCAATAATCAAAGAGAACAGAGTATATGAGTGGGTTGACTATGGAGAGGATAACCTATACCCAGAATACTTGAAGGATATGTATAATACAAGTCCAACACACAATGCTATTGTAAAGACAAAGGCACAAATGGTGGTTGGTGAAGGTTATACAATAGATGAAACTTTCCTTGATGAGAAACAAAAGATAGATGCTCTGAAAATCATTGATGACATTGAGAGAGACAAGTATGATCTATCACTTGACTTTCAGTTATATGGTGCTATGGCATTTGAGGTAATCTGGTCTCTTGACTTTTCAAGAGTTGTTGAGGTGAATAGGATTGATGTTTCAAAGTTGAGAAGTGGTAAGTTTGATGATGGTGATGTAGAGGAATGGTTCTACAAAAGAGATTGGTCAGACAGGAGAGAGGAGGAAGTGTGTATTGAGGTCCTTGATAGAGGTGATAAAGAGAATCACAGACAAATCTTTTATGTGTCAGGTCCAAAGGTATCAAATGAATACTATGGAGAACCTACATATTTAGCAGCAATGGACTGGATCACACTTGAAAGTCAAGTTGGTCTTTATTACAGAAGTTTGATTGAAAATGGATTCAACCCTTCAATGGTTGTAAAGTTTTATAGAAAACCAGCATCACAAGAGGAAAGAGATGATGTTGTTTCTGGATTGAAAAGGTCATTTGGTGGTGTAAAAAGAGCAGGTAAAGCAATAGTTATGTTCTCTGATGGTAAAGAACTATCACCAGATGTCACACCAATAGAGGTTTCAAATGTAGATAAGCAGTTCACAATCATATCTGACCAGATTACACAGAAAATACTTACTGGTGAGAGAGCAACTACTCCTGAACTCTTTTCAATAATGGTTCCAGGTCAGTTAGGAAATGGAGACTTTGAGACAAAGGTAAAATGTTTCACAAAGTTTGTAGTTCAACCAGACCAAAGAGTATTTGAAAATGCAGTAAATGACATTCTAAAACTAAATGGATTCAACATACATTACAAGTTGAAACCATTCACAATATAATCAAAGAATATGGCAACTTTTATCTGGATAAACCAACAATACATAAAGACATTCACACCCTTGAATGCTAACATAGACACTAATGAGATAGCACCTCACATTGAGACTGCTCAACTCATCCATACCAGAGAGATACTTGGTATGAACCTATACAATGACCTTGCTTCAAAGATTCAAGCAGGAACATTGAATGTAAAGGAGACTGAACTTGTTGATATAATCAAACAAGCACTTGCTTACAGAGCAGCAGAAATCTCAATACCTTTCTTATCAATCAAGTTGAGAAACAAAGGTGCTGTCAAAATGAGAGATGAGTTTGCTGATCCAGCATCACTTGATGAAATGAAGTATCTTAGGTCAGAACTCAATCAAAGAGCAGCATATTTTGAGGATAGAGCAAAAGACTATATCTGTCAGTTTAGAGTAGATTTTCCACTCTATACTCAATACAATGACAATCAAATACTTCCTAACTACAACAATGCTTTCAATGATGAAATCTATATTGATAGAGAGGATTGGGAAATAAAGAGAAACAGATACTTCTATGGACCAAATGGTTCATTTCCAAATAGAGGATACTAAGATATGTGTGAGTTCAGTAAAAATATAGACTCTATAAAGAGTTCTCAAAAAAAGGAGTTGAAGGAAATACAACTACAAAGACAAATCAAACTTGTCAATGAGTTGGGTGAACCTGCTGAAAAGTTCAGGATCATAGATCAACTTCCTATGACTTGGGAACTCATTCAGGAGTTTGAACTTGCTATAAAGACAGGGGTGCCAGGTAGACCCCCAAAAAAAAAGAAGGTGATAACCAGACCAACATTAGGTGATAAGTATGAGATTAGATTCAGATATGACCTCAGAGAAGGAATAAATGGACCAAAGATACTACCTGATGGTAGAACAAGGGACTTCTGTGAGATTATATTGGATGCTAATAGATTCTACACCAGAAATGACATAAACACTTTGTCTAATGGTTTTGGGTTACCTGTTTTTGAGTATGCTGGTGGATACTATCATAACCCAGAAACAGGACAAACAACACCTTATTGCAGACACAACTGGTATATGGTGTTTGTAGAGAGAGTATAATATGAAAAACTTTTTACTTACAATGTTGACAATCATTGGAACATTCATTGCTCCAATACAATCACTTATACTTATGTTGATAAGTTTTATTCTACTTGATACATTTGTAGGAATCTATGTGTCTGTAAAAATGAATGGATGGAAATCATTCAGTTCTAACAAACTATTCAACATAGTTGTAAAGTCATTCTTTTATGTGATAAGTGTTGTTCTTGTTCTTATGATAGACAAGTTTGTGTTTGGTGGAAAGGTGTTTGGTATATCATATCTCTTATCTAAGGGTATGTCTATCTTTTGGACATATATAGAGGTCAAATCACTTGATGAACACTCACAGAGACTTGGAAACAGGTCATTTTGGGAACTTGTAAAAGAGTTGGTCAAAAAGGTTATGAGTGTAAAGAAGGACATAAAAAAAATAACAGAATAAGATGCCAATAAGACAATGTCAGATAAACAATGAACCAGGTTTCAAATGGGGTCAGTCAGGTAAATGTTATGCTTATACACCTGGTGATGAGGAAAGTAAAAATGAAGCAAAGAAAAAGGCTATTGGACAAGGAGTTGCAATAGGTGATCTTGAAGCACTTGGTGCTCAGATAGATGTTGTTAGAGGAACATACAAGTTTGCTGTTGAGAAAATAGGAATGGACTTTGATGGAACTTTGTCAACAAAGAGAGGTCAGCAACTATGGAGACAACTGGGTGGTGACTATGTAATCACAGCAAGAAGTCTTTTTAGATTGAATGAGGTGTGGGTTGTAACAGACAAACTAAACATACCAAGAGAGAATATAATAGCAGCAGGATCAAATCAAAGAAAGATACAGAAAGTAAAAGATTTAGGTATAACCACATTCTATGATGATAATAGTGATGTGATAAAGTTGCTACCAGGAATAGGAAAACTTTTCAATCCATAATAAATATAATATAGAGTTGGATGATTGTCTGACTAATGTGTGTAATAATAAAAAAGACCAGGTTGACATATTCCTGGTCTTTTTTATTTCTATGAATCTATAAAGTTAGATTCATCAATAAAATCATTGATTTTCTTTTTGTCAGCAACTGTAAGTTGTGAAAGAACCTCACCAGTCCATAGACCTGTGTGTAATCTAAATATATTATCATACTTACCTGAAAATATATCATTGTAGTATAACTTGTCAATACCTTCACCAAATGGTCTTATACAAAAGATTGCTGTCAATACTTTTTTTACTCCTACTTTCTTTTTCATATCTCTGTGTTTTTGTATATTCAAATATAAGGAGTATTTCACAATACTCCAAACTATTTTCTCTTTTTCTTTGGTTCAAATGTAACTTGTGCTATGACCCTGTCAAATGCACCAGGCATATACCCAAAGAACCAGGATACACTATCAAATACTCTCTCACCATATTCATTGATATGGCTTCCCATACTGTTGTTGACATTATCCTCTGACTTATCAGAGTGAGTGAATATGTGTAGTTTTGCTGACTTTATTCCTTTGTAACTCTTTGCTACCACAGTTTTGTATTCTGTATATCCTTGTGAATGATAAAGTGTAGCCTGTGACTGGAACTGATCCAATGTATCAAGTGCCTGGATAAGACCTCTCTCAATATGGACTTCATAGAATGCAGTCCTTACTCCATCTGCTCTATCATTTGATAGAAAGTCCTTGAATGCTTTTGTCTGTTCAGGGATGTTGATAACACCATTGTTACCTTTCACTTTTGCGCTATATGTTTCCATTTTATTGTGTGTTTTTGTTATATTCAAATATAAGGAACTTTTTTGATTCTATCAAAGATTATTCCAATAATCTGCAACTTTTTCTGTTGCATTTTCTTTCCACACTTTTTCAACTTCAACTCTTTT